TCGTTCAGACCGGTAACCGATCTGATCATGTCTAGGTAGTGGTTGTAATTCGCAATAAGCATCTGAGTCTTAGACGCTCCTGAGTTGGATGTCAACTGCTGGATAGGAACCCTAGCATTGTTGAACTCACCATCCTGAGTGTAACTACGCCCGATAACACTACCAGTCTGGAAGTATAGTCTCAACGCATCCTCAGGGTTGTATGCTGCACCTGTACCCAAGTCAACCTCGTTCAATCCATCAGCATCAATGAAGACACCATCAGGAACTGTACGAGCAATAACCTGCTGTAACTTTAAGTGAGTCAACTGAATCAAGTCAGCAAAAGGAATCATCCTTCTAACCAACGACTCAATCACACCCTTGTACATACGTGGTGCCACTGCAACGTAGTTAGGCAATGCATGCTGAGAGGAAGACTTTGGTCTTACCATGTTCTCAGATAGTTGCCACTTCAATAAGAAGTTGGTACCCATCACCATCACACCATCATACCATACGTCAATGGTCTTCTCAAGTTTCTCGAACTTGCCATCCTCCATCATCTCTAGCGGAGGATTAAACTGATCGTCCTTCTCAATTACTCTAGTAGATCCGTTATCAAGAATCTTCTTCTTATAGACCATCTTCTTGGTGGTCTTATAGTTGAAGTACATCAACGTACAGGTATCTCTGTAGAACAAACTGTTCTCGTAGAATCTAGCGGTGTTGTAATAATCATACCAGCTCTGAGAATACTTTGAGATTTCATCCATATCCTCACGAGTAAGGGTAGGGTCAATCTTCAACAACTCAGTCATAGGGACAGTCTTAATTTCTCCCCAATAGAAGCAGTCTTGAAAGAATGGGTCCTCAGTGTAGCTGTACACCACGTTAGCAGGGTCAACATAGGACACCTGCACCCCTGCACCAGGCAAGAACTCATGCTTGGCAACGCCAATACCTACAACGGCTAAGTCATAGTCAATACGCTTGCGTGTATCTTGGTAGTGGTTCTCATCAAAAATAGTATTGATAGCCTCCTCTTCAGCAATCTCAATTGCAGGCTTATACTTAAGCTGCATGTATAGTGATAGTTCCTCATCAGTCTGAGGCAACTCCTCTGGGTTAGTCACAAATGGATCAACACCAGTTTCATTCTGTATCTTTAGAAGCAAATCCTTAGCAAGCATCTGGCTCTCAATCATGTCCTGATACTTACTTCTCTTAGCCTGAGACATCGCATCCTGTGCATACGCCTTAACCTTAAAGAGTCTATCTGTCATCCCATTGACAACAATGTCAACGAACTTAGGCAGGATAGGGACTGGAGTCCAGTCAAGATTTAGATAAGACAAGTCACCATCAATGGCTAGCTCATTCTTATATTTCTGAACGGATTGCTCACCTCTTGCGTACAAACGCAGTCGGTTAAACTCACCCCATTGATTATAATATCTACATTGGCTACCATCTTTCCGGAACCATTCGTACTGAATCGCCTGCCCTACCTGAAGACCAAACTCCGGGGTGGCTTTCTCCGAATCAGAAACAAACTGACTAGGAAATGCGGTTGAAGATATATTAATTACGACATCTTTCATCTAATAATTTGACTTTGATTTCCAGTGTTAGCGTACTTTGCGAAATTAACACTAATTTTCGACTCTTTTTTCTCCGGTAAATATACGTGTTTTTGATTTGCCATTATAGCTAAGCCTGAACTGATTGATGCATCGTGCTTAGTTCTATCATTAATGTCAAACTTTGCCCAGTCCTCAAGCGTCCTAGTGAACGGCATCGTGCCTATTTCATCCGATGACCTGTAACTTCCTGCTAGGTCAAACCCTACAAACTTCTCAATGTACGACTCAATAGCAGAGGCATGTGACTGCTTCACCTCCTCCGAGGAGTTAGGTATACCACCGAGTTCACGCTCAGTCTTGCTCAACTTATTTAATGTACGGTCAGGTCTGTTCAATGAGAACGCTCTGTACCCCCTGTTCTTAAAGTGGTATAGTATACGTGCCTTGTTATTCTCCGCAAGCATAGGCATCCCATAGAACACGCATGCCATCAGCACCTCCTCAAAGAATATCTCCGCAGTCTGAGGTCTTGCTATGTACTCTAAGAAGAACTGATTCGCAGGGGCATCATCCATGTGGTACTTAGTCATACCATGCAACGCACCATTAGATCCACGTCCACCAACTACAGCCGAGATATCATAGGGGTCACACCCAAATGATCCTAGGTGCTCATTGCCCGGATACTTAATTCCGTTCCTTATTTGGACATTGTTCTGCATGTGCGTTGGTGGTACCCAACTAATCAGAAACCTACCCCTAGAGTCAGGTGTCCATATCACCTTGCTGTCCTTGATGCCATCCTTCCAGTGGAACGAACCACGTGTAACCATCTGCCCCTCAATGCCTGAGTCGTTGTAGTCAATCTGCTGGTAGATTTTTGTAAGGTTAAAGATAGAGGACTTGCTCTCGTCACGGAATGCATGCGACTCTGTTCGTGGGAACTGACGATAGAACTCATTGAGTGCATCAGCGTCATTCTTTAATGACTCCACCTCAGCCTCCCAGTAGTCCACCGCACCGTTCTTAATCATCTGCCCATCAACACCAAGAATAGGAGCAGTAGGCTTTCGAACCACAGGCATACCATACCTATCGATAAAGCCCTCCATGTTCCACTCCATCGGTATAAACAAAGCGTATAGACCGCTCTTAGTCTGTCCGTTAGCGTTTCTGTGAAGTACGTTTGAGTCCTCATATAGTTTCTTATAGTTATCTCCACCCTTGCTCAATGCATTAGATGTAGATCCCATCATGCACTTGCCGATAATCTTACTACCTACCCTAAGACAGGTCTTAGTTACTCTCCAGTTGTTCTGTATGTTGTTGGGCTTGACCCACTTTGCAGATTCGTCATGAGCCAAGAATAGTAACTTCTCACCATCGTATGAGTTCTCCTCAGTGTTCTTCCAGTCAATGGTGGTATCCAAACCAATCACCTCACTGTCAGAGGAATTGGCCATATTCTTCTTTGTAATCTTTGATGCTGGTACTCGGTACGCAAGCTCAGTCTTCGGCTTGTCCATACCATCCATAATTGGACGGAAGAAGAATGGTAGTCTGCTGTTTATAGGAACTACCTTGTCAGTGAACATCTTCTTAGCATCAGCGCCAGTCTTAGATAGGATGCCAACACGAGAGTCACGAGCAAGCGTTGCTATGTTGACGCACTCTGAGGATGACATGAACGAGAACCCTGAGCGTCTAATCTTTAGGTATATCATACCAAAGGATCTATTATCAGCTCTGCATGCCTCCCAGAAGATAAAGAATATTCGGTTAGCCTCACGGTAGTCTGCGTATCCCACGTCAATGCTGGACCATTGTAGGTACATGTAGTGGGCTCCAGTAATGTAGGTAGGTGTGCCATTGTTCATGAACCACATGCCTTCCTCACGCCTGTTAAACTCACCCTCAATGTAGTCTACCCACCTGTCCTTAAACTCAGATGGCATCTCGTTCCAGTGGAAGATTGACTGTATCTTTAGCAGTTCCTTTGGCAGGTCCTCCCTCTCCCAGTACTGCATCGAAGAAGTCTTGCTTCTTTGATAGCACTCCTTAGGAGCAAGTGGCAATGCCACATTCAGCCCCTGTATGTTGACTATCTCTCCAATCTGTCCGGTCCTAGATATGACCACCATGTCGTACTGCTCATTGTAGCCGTACAGCCATGACCTTCCGCTATTCTTTTTACTGATAGCGTTCTGTGGGACATGATCCTTAACGATTCGATATAGACCTTCGCTCTGCAAAACCTTGTTTGGTATCTGTTCTATTCACTCCCTTATCCAACATCTCAAGAGCCTCACGCTCCGCCTCTATCCTATTGAGAATCTCAAAGGCATCGAAGATTGCAAGCTTCTTTGTAGCAGCCGCATTCTTCAGCCTATCCGCAGATAGTTCACTCTCATCCTCAGGCTTGATGATGGCCTCCTTAGCCACCTTAATCAACTGCTCTACAGCCTGATGACCTGCCTCAATGATTTTCAACTTTATATCCTTAGGGTCTCTCATAGTACCATGGTTATCTGATGGTCAAACATTCTGTACAACTTCTCTCCATCCACATCAAACTCATACTCACTGTCTGGCTTGAAGCAAACCTTATCTCCTGATTTTACACCTTGTGATACTAGATATGCGTTTGGGTAAACCATAACTCCCATGAGTGGCTCATTGGTGAATGGCTTCATGATGTAACTCTCAATAGCATGGATAGGTTTGACGAAGCAATAGCGGTCATAGGTGTACCAAATATCGCCTCTGCGATATAGGTAGAACTGGTCGTCCCTAAAAAATGACCTACCGCTCTTTCTGTTGCCTCTGATGTCGTTGTAGAACTTGAACACGTTGTGGTGCACCAGTAGGATATCACCCTGCTGTACAGGGCCATCGTATCCATACGGTACCTCAAGCACCTCAGCATATCGGTTTGAGAACTTGTGGTCCT